CCCGCAAGCACCTGGTCCACGCCCGCCGCGACGCGGCGGGGCCGCGCTGCGCGCAGCCCAGCCGGTCTAGCGCGCATGGACCAGGTGCTTGCCCCCTCCCTCCCCTCCCCTCGCCGGGGGGCAGGAAGCCGCGAAGCGGCTTCCATTAGGACGAAGACCGCGCCTGGTCGGGACTCGTGTCCGCGCCAGGCGCAGCCTGGCCGGGACTCCTGTCCGCGCCAGGCGCTCGCAGGGTGGTGTCGATTCGCTCGAAGACGCCGAGCTCCTCCAGCCGACCGTGTTGCGACGGGTCTTCGATGGCGGAGAGGAGCGCGAGCGCGTCGTTGCCGAATTCCTCGCGGACCTTCGCGGGCAGCTGCATGAACGCGTTCTCCGCCTCCCTGACGAGTTCGAGCGCCTCCTGAAGGCCCTCAACGCGCGGGGCGTCGATGTAGAGCGGCTCACGCCCGTTGAGGTGGGTGATGAGCCCAGTGCGCTGGTAATTCGCGAGGATGTTGTTGATGTCGCACAACGCCGCCTGGTCCTGCTTGGTGACGAGCTCGCCGCCACCGGGGTGGTCGACAGGCTCATGTTTGCGGTAAGTCGTATAAAAGCTCATGGTTATCTCCCGTCTATCTGTGGGGTTCCGCGCCGCCCAACCGGCGCAAGTTCAAGTGGGCCAAGGATGTACCGCCGGAGCATGGTTTCAAGGTCCGCAACGACACGTCCGATCACACTGTTGCCGCCCGAAGTATCGCGCACGAACGACTCTTGCTGATTCAGTACTGCCTGCGAACTCGACAACGCAGTCGCGGCCCGAACATAGGGAGCGCGTTCGCGTTCCGTGACCGTTTGCGTTCTGTACAGGCCCTCCCTCGCGACGTCCGTCGCCGTGGCCTGAGCCCTCTGATGAGCTTCCACGGTACGAACGCCCGTGCCCGCCTGGATATAAGGGGTCTCCGCCTGGACGCGCTGAATTTGCGCCCCGAGGAGCTCAAGCTCCCCCAGGATCTTCGCACCCTGAAATGCCGACCCGATGGCCATGCCAAGCGAGTTCTCGAACCGAGCAGCTGCACCAGGTGCCACGGAGATGCCCCCGCCCGCTCCTGGCACTCCGCCCACCGACGCTGACGCGCCAGGTGCAGACACACCCACAGGAGAGCTCGCGCCCCCCTGGGAAACAGCGAGCATCGGATTGATGCCCGCGGCGCGCATATCCGCGGTCGCCCGCTGATATGCCGTGGACGACATGCGCTCCGAGAAATCCATCGCCTCCCGAGCCATACCGGCCTGAAACGCCTCCTGGCGTCCGACCATCTCACGGCCGAACGCCTCCTGACGGCCGATGCCGTATATTTGCTGCTGGAATTGCCGCTCGCTCATCTCCCGAGCGAACGCCGCCTGGTTCTCTGCCATGGCGGCCTGAAACGCCATCTGCTGTTGCGCCTGGCGCGCGTTTGCCGCGTTCTGGCGCTCTCCCCCGAAGAACTGGAGAGCGCCAGAGGCTATCGTCGCGATTGCTGGCCAAGGCATGGCCCATCCTCCCTGCTGCTGGCCCTGCCGGGCCGTGACTGAGTGGCCGATCTGCATCAGAAGTGATCGATCAGACCAGGCACGCCAAAGAGTGGCATCGGCCGCGCAGCACGCATGGAGAAGTAGAAATCGCCGATGAAATTCGGTTCGCTGGGCACCGCCACGACCCGACCCACCGGAGGGTTCTCCTCGATGAACGAGGCGTTCAGCAGCGGCCGGGCAGCGAAGTTCTGGGCCATGTGCCACGCATCGAGAGGAGCAGCCGCATTCGAACGGAACAGCCCCGTGATCCTGGACGGCTTGTACCGGTACTCCGCGTAGCGCTCCTGAAAACCCCACGTGGTGGTATCCCCCGCCGTGCCGTCCGCGAAAATCTCCTGCGACAGCACAGCCTGCTCGCCGATCATCGCGAGCGCCGGCCAGTAGAAATCGAAACGAGAGCGACGCGACCACATCCGCTCGATGCCCTGCTGATACGTCAGATCGGCACGAACGGAGACGAGCCCGAGCACAACGCCGTGCTCGGTGAAGGACTTGCTGAAGCCGTGGCGACTCAGCACCGCTGTCGCATACGCGCCGAGCTTGCCGAGCGGGTTCCCGGCGGCGGATTGGGAGGTCTGCTCGACCTGGTGCACGTTCACCATCGACTGCCCGCCGCCCAAGTACTCGGGACGCTGAAGCCGCTGATCGGGCGAAATCACCCCAAAATGTGCCCGAACGATCTCAGTATACCGCGTGCCACCGCGAGCATCGCGCTCGTACAACTTCTGTATCTGAAACGCCTGGCGCAGCTGGTTGATCGTCGCGGCCGTCGCCGTCGAGAGATCGGCACGCAGCTGCGGGTCCTGCCACTGCAGGAACGGGCTCCCCGCTGCCGTCGCGCCCGCCGACCACGTGATCGTCGACGAGCCGCCGGTCTTGACCAGGTTGCCCGTCTCCGCGCCAGGGTTGCCAGCCCGGAGGATGGGCGTGGCGTTGGGATTGATCCCGACCACGGCCGCGGTCGTCCCGAGCGGGATCGAAACGCTGGCGCCCTTCTGAGGCCAGGGCAGGCTGGACGTGAAGTAGTCATGCCGCTTGCCGCGCCGGAGGAGCGTGTACGTACCCGTCGCCGGATCGGGCCCGTCGCCGAGCGGAACGCTCACCGAGTTCTGGAGATTCTGGTCCCGAAACCATTCATTCCAGATCAGGTTGTACGCACGGAACGGCAACGCGTTCACGCTCAGCGGATGCCGCTTGGTGGGAAGGCCCATGTAGTCCTGGATCGACTGCTCACCCCACCCGCCTGCCGGCGTGGGCAGCTGAGGGATCAGGAAATCGACAGAATCGCCAGGGTTCACTTGCTCGCCGTTGAAGCGCTCCCAGTTCGACCAAATGAGCCGATAGGGCACAAAGAAGAAAAACGTATTCAGAAAGATGTTGTCCATCACCGGAAAGAGCGGCGTAGACATGCGGATGAACCCCGTCATGTTCACGTTGAACGTGTCACCGGGAAGTGCTTCATCCACGAAAATCGGGATCAATTGCCCCGCATTGAACGTGCTCTTGAGCCCGTGCGAGCGATCGAAAGACGCCCGCGGTATCTCCGCACGAGGAACCCTTGCGAACGAATGTTGGGAGGTCGAGGGAAGGCGCATCGCACTCAGCCCTCCCCTTCCAGCGGAAGACGCGCCTGACTGGTCGCCAGGAGCTCGGCGACGCGAATCACCTGGCGCGGCACCATCGGCTCAAGCGTGCCGCGCGCGTCATCGAACCACCCGACCTCGTAGAGCACGTAGTCGCGCGGATGCCGGCCCACCGTGGTGTTGAGGTCGTTCCCCAGATCGGCAACCGACCGGAGCGCAACACCCTCGGCCGGCACGAAGAAAGGGGCGCTGAAGTTGAGCGCTTTTTCGTCATAGAGCGAGTACGCGATCAGCTTCATGTCAAAGTTCCCTCTTCAGCTTGTCCAGGCGGATTGCCTGGACCTCTTCCCGGACCGCCAGCCTATCTGGCGTCCGATCCTGCGCGTGCGCCTGGCCCTTCGCCAGGCGCTTGAGGATGACGCTATCGCGTTCATCCTCTTGCAATGCGTTCAAGTAATAGCGTGGGACCGGGCGCTTCTGGCCCTCGATCACCACGAAATCCGATGGAAACGCATCACACTTGTACTTGCCGAGCCAAGACGCTCCGATGCCCGGACGTCGTGACATGACGACGAATTCCGGACGAACTTGCACCAGTTCGCCGGTAAGAGGATGCAAGCGCCGATAGTGCGTGTCGGCGAGCTTGCCTGTAATTTTCTTTGTAATGTATCTGGCAATATAACCTGCTGACTGTACTGTGAGAGAACCTATTTCTGAATTTCCATACGGCCAAAGTTCTTCAAGAGCTCGAGAACGGTATTGCAAGTGTCCGGAAGGAGTCCTTCGCCACAAGTATCTGTCAGAAGAGAAATCCACACCAAACAATGCAAAATGATAATGAGGGCGAGAATTCGTATCACCATACTCGCCGCACGCAAAGAAGCGGATAGCTTTTCCATGGCGCTTGCGAAGCCTCTTCATGAAAAGTTGCGTATCCCGCACCGAGACCGAGTAATCGTCGGGAAGATGGGCATCGGAGAACGTGAGCGTCACGAAGCACGAAGCGGCGTGTTGGCTCGCTTCGTGCGTCAATCGAGTAGCCCAGTCGCGGGCCCTGTCCATCCTGCATCCAATACATTGACCGCATTTCACTGTCACCGAGAGGTCCGAATACGCGCGCCCCCCGGGCGCGCGCTTACGGATCGAGAGCGGGGCGAAGCAGGCCACTAGAGCCTGATCCCGCCCCGCATCGGCATGCCACGGAAATTCATCGGGTGGACCCCCGCCTTCCGGGTGAAATCGCGCCGGGACGTACCCCGGCTCATAGAGCGACGCTTCATGTTGATCACCTCCTCTCGGTGTCAGTTAGCACAGTTAGGAACAAGTATGCAACTGTGCCGACGCGCGCCTGGTGGCGCGCGCGAGGGGGGGGGGGGGGGGGGGGGGGGGGGGGGGGGGGGGGGGGGGCGGC